GACAATCGACACGTACGCTATGGCAACCTCAGGAGCGCTTCCGCTCATTGATTACCCCCTCTTCGTGCGTTCCCTGAATGCCACCAGGGCAGCCGCCGTGATCTTTGCCTTCTTAGGCCCATCCATGCCGGGACGCGGGTAAGGCTTAGGCGGCTTACTCTGCTCATGCCGGGGCACGTCCTTGTTGGCGATTGCCCACGTCGTGTACTGAGTGACGTCCACCAGGTCCGCAAGTAGAAAGTCCGTGGTGGACCACAGCGGCTTACCCTTGTTGATTGCCTGCCTTGTGGCCGAATCCGGGGGCAGACCCCAAATCAGAACGGCCAACTTCCGGGGGCTGATCTTCCTTCGCCATAGGTCAAGAAGGTCAATCCCCCGGAACGCTAGGTCAGCCTCAATCGCATCCCCGTGCTCACGGATCAGCGCAAGAAGGCTTAGGAGTTTCCCGCACTCACAGACTTGCCAGCCACGGCGAAGAACTTGCCTAGGTCAGACACCTTCCGGTTCGTCGCCCGAAACGCCGCGTACTGGTCCTCACCTAGAAGCGCCTTGAGCGCGTGAGTCATACGCTGATCGTCAATGGCCTCAAGGACGTCAATGTCCCAGTCCTCAGCCGGGGGAACCAGGAAGGTGTCACCGTTGAACTCAACGGAAGTAGGGGTGCCGGTCGCATCGTTCTTCGTAGCCATGGTGTGTCTCCTCAACGGGTGGAAGTGGGTGGGTAAAAGGCAGGACCAGGCCCCCACCCAGAAGCCTGGTCCTGCCGGTCAGTCACCTCCGAAAATTCGGAAGTGGTTAGGCAGCCGCGTTCGACGTGTCGTTGTCGTAGTCGACGTACAGCGTGTCGTCAGCCGCCGGGTAGATGGTGATGGTCAGCTCGAAAGCCTGTAGGTCCGCCTCAGACAGCGTGACCTCACCAACGGCCGTGACTTCTCCCTGGGGGATGTGTCGACGCCGGGTGATGTCACCGTCATGCAGCTCAAGCACAAAGGTGCGCTTGTCAGACTTCGGAATCTTCACGGTGCGCGTGTTCGTCCCGGCAGCCGTGGCCACAGTCGAACCAGGGTTCACCAGACCGAAGACAACTAGGTTGTCCTCAAGGCAGGTGACCGTGATGGAACGCTTGTGCTTGCTCCGCTTCGTGCGGATGAGCTTGCCGCCCCACGCGTAGAAGTCGTTCGAATCTTCGTCCCGGGCCTCAGACGCGCCATCCTCACTGAGAAGACCAACGGCCTTCCATGCGGGGACAGTCGACATGCCGTCTTCAAGGTCAACGGGCAGCGCCGTAGCGACCGGGGCAGCCCACAGGTCAGCGCCTTCCCACAGCCGGGGGTTTGCAGTGTTGCCGCTCATGCGGTCTCCAATTCCGTTCCCCTGGTGGAGAACTCAACAGCGAATGAGTAACGCGGCTGGCCGGACACAGAGTCAGGCAGCCACATGGGGCCGGATACTTCGGCCACGTCATAGACAGTGGTGGTGCCACGCTTGCCAGCCATAGCCAGCACGTACGCGCGCACCCTTGAGCACAGGGCTTCTGCGCCCTCTTCGCTGTCAGACCAGCACTCAACATCAATGCGTGGCCGGTCAAGGATCAGGTTCCGCCGGATACCACCTAGGCGCTCAACGCGGACGAACTCAGCCGGTCTGGGGTTAGGCACCCGGGACACGGCAGTGACGTCAGGCAGCGCACTACGTAGGTACTGGATGGTGACCAGGACAGCGTCAGGGAAGACGATTACGGGCTTACCCACTGGCATCACGCGCCGCATCAAGGGACAGCAACAGGTTCCGGCGTGAGCCCTCAGCCGTGGCCCCATCCTCATAGCCAGCGATCACAGCGGCACGGGCACGGCCCGGACCAGCCTGAACGTCAACCTTCGTCTGAACCCCAACGCTCCGTAGGGCAGCGTCAATGTCCCGGGCCTTAGCCAGGACCACGCGCTGAGCACCTTCGGAAGATGTCAGGCCACGGATGAACTCAAAGTTGTACCGAATGCGTACCGGGTCGCTCATCCGCTCACCCTCTTCAGTCGTGCTTCAACGTGGTGCAGCCGTCCGCCAACACGGAACCGGCCAACTTCCCCATCAACAGCCAGCGTTAGGCCATCCCACTCAACGCGGTCAGTTGCCAGCGCCGGGAAGTCACGGGCCTTCGGAGTGATCAGCCGCCAACCCGTGATGACTGACGGCCGGTCCCCCGTGGCCTCAGTCGAACCATCCGGCTGGACCATCAGGCCCGGGTACGGCGTGCGCGTCGCGCTTGCCCAGTCCCGTTCGCTGGTGGTGTTGCCGTACTTATCGACCTTGAAGGGGGCACGGACCAGGGTCACGGTCTCGCCAAACAGGTTGCTCACAGGACACGCCCCACAGCGAAGGTCCGCCGGTAGCGCCCTAGGAGATCCTTGTCAGCCTGAGACAGCGAAGCCCCGATGGTCTCAGCCGCGTACGTGACGCTGACCGCTCCAACGGTCTCCTGTCGTAGGTCATTGGGGTTGCTTAGAACGCGCTGAGCGGCTGTCAGAGCCACTGCCACGACGTCCCCGGGCACTGATGCGTACCCGTGCGTGAAAGTCACTGAGACGCGCTCACAGCCGCTCACGAACAGCCGCTCTGTCTCGTCATCCCAGTCATGGTCAACCGGCAGCCCGTCACGCGTCACAGCGTCGACAGACACAACCGGCCGAAGAGGCAGCCGGATCACACCTTCAAACGGCTTGCGCCTAAGCGTGGTTGTCCGGCGCTGGAAGTCATTACGGGCTTCCTTCCGGACGATCGCTGAAACCTTGTCCAGCGTGGACGCTGCCGAAGCCGGAAGGGTGCCCGGATCAACTTGCATCCACCCGGCTAGGTCATCAACCGTGGCCAGCGGGGGCAGTGCCATAGGACACCCTTCCTAGTTACTTCGTGGTCTGTTCGCCGCACTCCTGACAGCGCGTCACGGTGAGGGCAGGGGCATCCCCCGGGGGAAGAGCCTTGAACTCTTCCACCCGGGGACCCTTGCAAGCCTCAGCGTGCGGCAGTGCAGGAGTTACGGCCTTCGCCTTCGGGGGCAAGGGCCAATCTCCTTACGCGTTCAGAACGCCGGTCAGACGGGCCGCACCCTTGCCGCCGAAGACAGCAAGACCCGTGTAGAACTCAAGACGCGTCCGGAAAACCGGCTTCGTGTCAAGCTCACCTAGGTCACGGACCTGCACACCACCGTTGGTCAGACCGGTCACGGCCTGGTCACCCTCAGCGGTACCGAACTTCACGGCGTAGATGCTGGAAGCCGTGCCGGAAGCCGTGCCCTGAGTCTCCGTCTGGGTGATGATGTCCACACCAGCCGCCGTCTGGCCAATGTCCAGAAGGGCAATGCCGTTGTACGTCGCGACCATCTTCTGAGTCATCGCGTCACGGATCATCTCAACGCCACCCAGACGCCGGGCCGAAGACTTGATCTTCGCAATGACCTTCGCGTTGCAGTACAGCGCGCCGTTGCCACCGTTGATGCCGGGCACCTGAGCGATCAGGGCGTCAAGGGCGTCAAAGAAGTCATGGCCACCAGCAACCGGGCCCATGCCGTTCGTGGCAGCCGCCAGCACCTGAGAACCAGTCAGACGCTTCTTGAGGCCATCAAAGCCGTTGGCGTCAACGGACGTGTCACCGTTGATGAAGTGGTCCTGAAACTTGTACGAAGCCGCCTTGACCTTCATACGGGTCTGCACAGCGCGCTGATCGTTCAGGTTGCCGCGCGTCTGGACGATGAACCGGTCAACATCAGCGTCACCACCCAGAATGACAAGCTTCTCGCTCTTGGGGTTGACCGTACCCGTGGACTCCGTGTAAGAGCCGTTCACCGCGCGGAACTCAACGCCCGGCAGCGTCGACTCTTCGTTGTACGCGTACGCGTTGCCCTGAATCGTCAGGAACGGGATGCGGTCAAGGACCGGGGATTCCTGAACGAAGGTCTCAAGGACACCACGCTGTAGGTCATCCTGAGACAGCTTCGCGGCCTCAACAAGGGTTAGTGCCATGGTGGCAATCTCCTAAGTGGTATGGGACCACCTCCGGATTTTCGGAGGTGGTTACTTGCTGCCGTAGGCCCGGCGCATACGCTCTTCCGGCGTGGCAGGCTCAGACTCAGTGGAAGGGGTCTTGCCCCCACCAACATCACCCCACGGCTTCGCGCCGGACTCAGCCGCCGCTAGATAGGGCCGGTCCTTTAGAAGCTGGTCAACGGCTGCCTTGATGGCATCGTCACCGTTCACCGCGTCAGGCTTGATGTACAGGAGCGCGTCAGCCGGGTCATGTAGACGTCCCTTGGCCTCAGCCTTGATGGCAGTCTCAGAAAGCTGGGCAGCGAACTCCGCCCGGATCTCCGTCTTGATGGCCTCAAGGTCAGTGCCCTTGCTCGCAGCATTCGAACGCCGTAGCCGGTCGTTGTCAGCCTTGAGCGCGTCGCGCTCCTTCTCAGCCGTCTTGCGGGCGTCGCGCTCCGCCGTCAGTGCCTTCTTGCCAGCGTCGCCTAGCTCCGCCTCACCAGTCTTCTCAGTGCTGGTCTCAGCGCTGGTCTCCGTGATGGTGGTGGTGCCGGTTCCCTCCGTGGTGGTGCCCGTGGACTCAGTCCCCGCGCCTTCGCCCGTGGTTCCCTCAGCGCTGGTGCTGGTGGTGTCGCTCACTCGGAATCGCTCCTAGGTGATATAGCCATGCTTTCGCAGCAAGGCGAGTTGCAAGTCACGGTTACCGTGGGCTTGCTTGAGAATCTGCTCAGGCATCAAGCGCGCTTCCTTCACGCGCTCATAGCGACTACCGGCGAACTTCTGGAAGCCATCGGACCTAAGCGCCTTTCCGCCTATGCCCCGCTTCGTGGTCCCCTCAGTGGTCACACGCTTGCCTGTTGAGGTGGTGGCCATACCGCGTCGCGCGTTAACCACCTGCCCCATGTCAGCCCCGTTCTCAAGGGCATCAGCCCCGGCAGTGCCGAAGCGCTTACGGCGCTCTTCGGGGGTCATTGCCTTGAAAAGGTCTTCGGGGCTCTGTGCGGTCTCCCGTGACTTCC